AATTCCAAAAAACTGCATCAGAGGGCCGCCTATGCCGTTAAGAAGGCTGTTCTTGCTCATTAGCGGGTCATTGCCGGGATTAGCCTGTGCCATCGGCATACCACCGACCACATTCTGCCCATTCGGATTGTTCGGCATCATGCCGCCAGTGCTTGGCATCGTATTTATTTTGCTTGTGTCATCTATATTGCCCACGGCATTTGCGATATTACCAACCGCGCCAGCCGCACCATTGCCCATCAGACCTTGCATCATGCTACCGAGAAAAGCAGGAAACATATTTTTACCCCCTATTTATCAGAAGAAAGAACCTATTGAGTTAAGCAAACCGCCAGAACTGCTAGAGCTTTCACCTTCCTGTTGCGACTGCCCGTATCCAGACAACGGCGCACCCGTGTAGCCCTGCGGCAGAGTGACGGACGTATTGCCCATAAGAGCCTCAAGTATCTTATAAAGGTAAGTATTTTCAAGTGTCTGTTGTTCAAGGTTGGCGTTATTCGCCTGTATCGCGTTTTGCAAAGCCTGTGTAGTAGCCGCATTATTGAGCGAGGCATCCTCAGAGCTGTACTTGTATGCGTCACTAGCGGCTTGCTGTTGCGCCTTATTAAGATTTTCGTACCATGTATTTTCAAAGTCACTCATAGCCCTATCATAAGCTGTAGAACCTTGACGGATGCCCTGATTGGCAAGCTGTTGCGCTAAATTGGATGCCTGACGGTCTTTTTCAGACTGCATACCCTGAGTGTACGAAGTCAAAAGCGTATCATACGCCTTGCCATACGTTTCAGGATTAAAGCCGCTTGTCTGCAAACCGAAAGACTCCGCAAGCTGAGTGCCAAGCGGAGTATCGCCATTTGCTGACAGGCTGAATAAACCGGAAGTGTCTAGTGGTGTGACGTACTGATTAAGAGCGCCCGTAAGCCGTGCATTATTAGTGGCGTAGTCGCCAGACTTAATGCCGAACGTCTCTTGCTGATTCAGCATTTTTTGTTGGTTATCAGACAATTTAACAGTCTGATCCCAACTGCCATCGTCATTTTGCTTATAAGTTACACTGCCAAAAGGTGTATAGCTGTTTACAGGATCGTTGCTAAAGGAGCTAGAACCGCTGCTTTCGCTTTCGCCCTTCGCACCGGAGCCGAATACGCTGCCGACCGTGCTGCCCATGTTTGCGACCTCTCTTTTGTCAGGCCGAATAACAGGGCGTCTTCTTTGCCATCCCAAGCAAGTGATTGCCGCCCCTCGAAAATCCAGCCTAGTCTTTGGATTCCTACGGTAGCTTTCACATTACTGGCGGCGTGTCTTGCCGTGCAATGAGCTACGCCGAACCGTTCAAACGGCGTAGATGTTATGATGTTTGCTATATCCTTGGTTATCCACGGCCCTTTGCCAACTATTGAAATCTGTACATCACCAAGGTTTTTCTGTAGGTCATGCCATACAACCCCGGCAATCAATTTACCGTGTCTTACGATACCGATTGCACGATACCAATCTTTCGGCAACTCTGCAAGATTGTGAGGCGCATAGGGTAATTGATTGAATACCCATGCAGCAACCTCTGAATCCGCATCATATAGTATTGCCGGTTTCATATTGAATTTCACATCCCGTATATGTAGCGTGTTGATTACTTGCATCGATGGCAACTATCGGAGCGCAAAAATATCCGTAGCCTTTTGCCTGCATCCAACGGGATCGCATTTGTTTCTCACCTTCGCCAACCATCCAATCTGCGCCACTTATATCGTAGGCGTCACGATTCCAATCCGACACATACCATTCCGCGCCCGGAGAAATTTCCTTTTCAGGGAACATTTCAGAGAGCTGGTCGCCGTCTTTAAAATCTTCCGCAAGGTCAAACCATGCCGCAGGCTGTGAAGTGCTGATTATATACGGTCTTGCAAGTGTAAACCTCTTTTTGACTTGACCACCAAGAGCAACAAAACCATGCTTGCACCGTGCATGGACGGGTTCAGGCACGGCAAAGTAAATATTCCATGTGCTACCGCCTTCATCGTCGGCATCCCGAGCCCACTCCGAACCGTCAGGGTCATCTTCATCCCGCGCCCAAATGCCTGTTCCATCTATCCACAAAGTACCATTGACGGCATCCATGTATTGATAGTCAAGCGCAAATATAGCCGTGTTGCCAGCACCTACCAACCGCCCCTGATATTCGCAGAAACAGTTGATATTTTCCCATCCTTGTATTTGCCCCCAAGCTTTCGTTTGAGGATTGACAACAAGCTGAGTCGTACCAATAGGGCCGGGGAGATTTACAATAATCAAATCACGTCCATGATATACGCAAATATCGTAGCCCTGCCCTCTGCCGTAAGTTGCTAGGTGGTTATCCCAATGCGAACGTATTTTCTCACTGATAGTGGCATCCAGACCGGGATATTCTTTTGACATTGCCGTATTGATGCTCACGAGGCCCGATTCAGTCATCACGACAAGATCAGGGCCGAGCTTGCATATACACCGAGGCGCACCCACAGGGCGAGGAATCTGCCCGTGACCTACAAGTTTCCATGCGTTGGATTCATCGGGATTCGTACCCGAATACATCAGCACTTCGCTCTCGCTGGAAATCAGAATGAACAAATCATTACTGCCTGTCAGGCCATCCTGAGTAAGCGCACCAAAGGCCACCAGAGAGCCGCCACGCTGCAAATAAGCGCCTACAGGAAACTCAGTAATTGCACCCTGTATAGCGTTCGTAGCCGTGTAATAAACGCTCTGAGAGTCTTTTTTGAGCCACCAGAGGCGTGATAAATGAGAGGTCACTGCAAAGAAGCCAGTGGCGTCAAATGTGGAGTTGCTTTTTGTAAATGCCGCCGATTGCCATTCCGTGCCGTCAAAATATAAAGGCGTATCCTTGCCATTACAGCACACAAGGAATGTGCCGCCGTCATTTGAGAAATTAATCCAATCTAGTTTGCTTTCCGTCAGCCCCGTATAGGATACAGGAGCTTCATAGTCAGAATTAGGCGTATCCAACACGGAGTAAATGGAATCATTAGCAACGCCGAACAATATCTGACTGTTCCACTGCATGACGGTTTTGACGGGATACCCTCCAAAACCATAAGCCCAAGGTGAAGAACCACCCCGCGTTGTTAGGCCGTTCTCATTGGGCCACCAGTTTATAAGCTCCGTGGCGTATCCGGGCTTCATTATCTCCGGTGGGTCCATAGTGTTAAGCCCAAGGATAGGCGCAGGCAGAAACTTTGATTGACTTCTACGTTTCGGAGCGTACCGCGCCGCTCTCATGCCTGTGTCTTGACCACCTGCATAACGCAACGATCCGATTCCTACGCCTTTTGCCATATATTATCTCCCAACAATAAACAGCATCATAACTGCATACAAGAGCGAAGTAACCGTCGGACAGTACAAATCCATCTGAGAGGGCCAATCCCACTTCCAAAACTTCGCGGCCTCCCATACGCCAAGTTCATGCGGTTCGTAATCATCACCGCCAGACCAGTAAAGCTGTTGCTGGGCGTGTTCCCGTCCGAAGTAAAGACCGATGACAGCCGCCGCACCCGCACCGATGGCAAGCAGGGGAGACAGCCACCACAGACAAAGCATCACGATTGACTGTATACAAAAACCATAAATGCTATGTTCGATGGGCGTAGTATCGCCGCCAAGAAAATCGATGAACGTCATGACAGCTTATCCTCCAGCGCCACGATTCTGGCTTCCAATCTGTCAGCACGTCTGCGCTGATACGCGGCCTCCATGCAGAGACATTCTTCGTATCTGAGAGAATAAAGGTCGCCAGCCGGGCTAGCCTCTTTGATGATATTCCCTTCTTTGTCTCTCTCTTCTTCTTCGGAATCCCAAGAATCGTGACAGAGTAGACCATACTTGGTTGCGTCTAAGTCTTTCTCAGTAAACTTGTTGAGAATAGCCTGAGCTATCATGCCTGTATGGAATCTGGCGCTCTCTCCCTTTTGTTTGATGGCATCCTTGAATTGGAATTGAGAGAAATTCAGTTCTCCCCATGCATCTAAGACAGCATCAGGAATACTGGAGATGTTATCCTTTAGGCGTTGGTCAGAGGTGGATATGGTTGTTGTGCCTGCATAGAGCTGTTTCCATCTCTTAGAACTTGAACCTAGAGTAACAGCGTTATCAGGATTCGGAGTACAACTTGGGTCACCACTTAAAGGATAGTTAAGAAGTAATTGAGCAGCGTCAGTAGAGTTTGCAACGAATTTGTAAGCTGTTAAAACTGCTGCAACTATGCCACTAGTAAACACAGTAGAAGAAAGAGCTGCAAGAGTATTTTTATTTGCAGTACCTTCTTGTTCCAAAAACATAAAATTATAGTATTTATTTTCAGACGGGTTAGTTCCTTTTACAACACCTTCATTTCTTAGGCGAATAGCTACCGATTGACTTGAACCTGTAAACGTCTTAGTACCACCCACAGTCTGGTCGCCAGTGAGAGTTACACAGTTCTGCGTAACATAACTCTCCATATCTGATTGCGTCACACCATTTACCACAGACGCCGTTGTCGTACCATTTTTATCAGTTATGGATATAGATACACCAGTTTCCGTAGACGTAACAGTTGCAGTCGGAGAATACCCATCAGCACCAGCGGGGCCGGTTGCGCCTGTCGCGCCTGTTTCACCTTGCGGCCCCTGTATGCCCTGTTTCCCCTGCGGCCCTTCCGGTCCCTGCGGCCCTGTTTCGCCTTGTGGGCCTTGAATGCCCTGCAATCCCTGCGGCCCTTGCAACCCCTGTTCGCCTTGCGGCCCACGTTCACCTTGCGGCCCAGACGGCCCTTGCGGTCCAGTGTCGCCTTTAGGCCCTGTTTCGCCCTGTTCACCTTGCGGCCCTTGAGGGCCTTGTCCGCCGGTATCACCTTTCGGGCCTTGAGGGCCTGTTTCGCCTTGTGGCCCCTGTACGCCTTGTGGGAGCGTGAAATCCAATATGGCGTGTATATCCGTGCCGCTATTGGTGATTGTCGGCATGGAGCCGGGAGGCGTCAACGTGACATTGCCGACAGTAACGGAACCGGCAGGCACTTCGGGAACGGTTACTTTTATACCAGTACCGTCATCTTGAACCGTACAGTTACCGGCAAAATCCAAGTATTGCCGATTCGGCATTTCATTGACTGCACCGCCGCCCGTTATGTAGCGGATTATATGGCCTACCGTAGCTTTAGCCGTTGCCACTATGTCAGCACGAACACCCATTTTATCCCCCTATGCCCACGGACGGGCAACGCCACCGAGTATCGAATTACGCGGGTCATACGCCTGCGGCCCACCCGCATTCAACACGCCACGCGGAGTATCGCTTGCCTGCAAAGACCTTAACGCATTGTCATAATTAAGAAATTCCTGCTGATAGGGCAGACCGTTACGGCTTAACCAACGCCACACAACGCCCAGAGTAAGCAAACGACTGTCAAGCAATGGCGTATCCGTTGCCTGTGTCAGCCTGTCAATGCCGTTCCCGTCAGCATCCGTAGCCCAGTTTTTGCTGATGTACGCAAAGCGCAATTCCTGTTCTGACGTGGTAGGGCAGGTTATCCAAAGATGGTTGCCTTCTATAAAAAAGCCGTACAGCAACGCCATGCCGCCAGCCCTCATAAAAGTGCGGCCCTGCGTGGACATAGGGCCGATAAGCGGCATCATGCGCCCGTTAAGGTACAGGCAATCATCCACAAAGCGAGACAAGCCGGGGCAAAGGTCATCTATATCGCCCTGGTCAGACATATTACGGTCATCATCAGCCGCCTGATCGACAACGGGAATAGTAAGAGCCTGCCACTGGAAAGAGAGCGTCAAGTCTTGCCCCGTTTCATTCAGCAAGGCGAGCATTTGCCGCTGGGTATCGTCCGAAGTGTTAAGCGTAGACGGATGACTGGCAACACACAGGCGGTCAATACAATCCTGTATTATATCAAGCGTAGTAGCCATCAGTTTGCCCTGCGGCCTCTTTTGCCGCCTGTTTCCTGCATTGAAGCAAGTTGTTTCTGTAGAAACTCCACGGCCTGCCGCATTTCCTCATTCTGTGCCCTCAGCGCATCCAATTCCGCGCCCTGAGCCTGAATCGTGGCAACGGCTTTACCGCTTTGGTCATCAAGCCAAGCCCTAGCCTTGCGGGAAAGGTCATTGCCATCAAGCCCGAAAGGTTCAAGTATGCCGCTAGTGACTTTCGCCAAGCGTTCAACGCTGGAAACGCCAGCACTACGGAGAGTTTCAATCTGCCCCGGAGAGAGCCACGCCATAGACTGCAAAGGCGTACCGTCGCAGAACTCTTTACCCTTGCAATACGCAAGAACTTCATTCACCCAGTTGTTTTTCAGTTCAAGCGGCAGCCGTTCAATGAAAGCCGCCTCACTTTCACCCTTGCGCATAGCAGGGAACGGAAATTTTATATTAGTTTTCGGGTCAATCGTAATCGTTGCGCAAATACCATCTTCAAAACACGCTTTACCGAGCTTGTTAGACTTAGCAATGTTTTCCACAGCGCACTGTTCAAACTGTATCTGGGGCATGATGTTTCCTTGTGTTAGGGGCGAGAGCATAAGCCCCCGCCCCAAGTTAAAGTGTTATTCGGAAGTTGTGGTGGTGTCCGAGGTGGTCGTGGTATCGCTTGTGGTGGTCGTATCGCTGGTCGTAGTGGTATCCGAGCTGGTGGTAGTGTCGGTATCAGAACCGCCGCCGCCATTCTGCACGATAACACCCTGACGCTTGCGGTTGGATATGGTCATATTACCCATCCAAAGCAGCGGAATAATCACGGAGTCCTGATTGACGGGGAACTTGTCCTCAGCAACAGTCCATTCCGCATCACGATGCTGACGGAGCTTCAAGAACGACGTATTGATGAGGTAAATGTGGCCGCTAGGCATCACAGAGTTACCGTTATCATCCGTCACCTGGTCAAAGAACACGTCCGCGCCCTTGTAGCGCAGGGATTCAAAGCCAGCCTCAGCTTCACGCGCCGAAGTATAACGCTGCAACGCCTGCAAGCTGCCCTCGAAGTCGGCATACAGGTCCGGGTCCATCAGGATGAAATCGGGCTTGTCAGTGCCGCGAGTGAGGGCGATATACGCCTTGTCAATCGCAGTCTTGATAGCCGTACCATCGGCGTTCTCCGCAAGAGAGAACGTCTGGTTAGCCCACCATCCATAGGTAGCCGCGCTGATGCCACCGACCGTATTAGTAGGCGTATCAGCAACCAGCAACTGCAAGCCGCCAATCTGGTTCGACTGTGCGCCACTGCTATACATATCACGGTTCATTGCATTAGCGGCAGTGCGGATAGCATTATCAACACGAGCGCGAACGAGGTCAAAGACGCGGGTCTTATTGCCCATGTTAATACGCATTTCACGACCGCTGTAAACCACGTTCTCTGCATACTGACGCCATTCAAACTCAGCCGCAGTAAAGACAGTGCTGGGGTTAATATTCAGCGTATCGTAGCCGCTATAGCGCGTCAGAGTGGCATTTTCGGCAAAGTCGAGATTTTCCACAATCGTGGTACCGCCATCCAACGTCTGAAGATTGTTGCGCTCCTTCATACGCTTATACAGCGCATTGTGGGCGCTCATGTTGTCGATGATGTCTTTACGGCGATTCTTGAGGGTCGAAACCGTAAGTTCCGTAAACATGCTGTTAGGATTAGCCATTGTTATATCTCCTATCAGGCCGTATTATATTTGGCCCATATATCTTCATAGACTTCTTCAATCGGCTTTTTGGGGTCAACCTCCGGCGCACGATTGGCGCGTGGATTTATCCCAGCCGCCTTGCGAGCGCGGTCACTGTTCTTTTTGAACTGTTCCACCCGCGCCTGTTCCCTAGCCTTAAATTCCGCCTCCCGCGTCTCTGCCACCGAGAAAATGGCAGTCTCATACGCGGATTTAAACAGTTCCGGGGTTATGCCATCAGGGCCTGCGTTTGCACGCATCCAACGGCCCATGAGTTCCCCGACTTTTGCGCCGTGGTCACCAAAGAGATGAGGGTAAAGCGGTTCGCCTGCCTCATTTTTGGCCTGTGCGAAATCATTTAAGCCATTGGCTACGCTGACAATCGCCTCTTGACGTTGTGCTGTAGCTTGGCGTTCCCGTTCCGCGTTATCACGGCGTTGATTATCCTGTTCCAACTGTGCAAGCCTTTGCCTTAAGGCCATAACCTGCGGGTCAACTTGCTGACCGTCCTCTGACGGGGCAAGATTCAGACCTGCGGCCTGTGCCCAACTCAGCACGGCTTGCAGTCCGGCCTGCGGGTCACGCATAATTAAGGACTTCACGTTAAGCACATCGGAAATCTCTTTCATCATGGCGGCAGGATTACCCCAAAGCGGGGAACCGTCAGCACCACGAAACGCTTGGAAATAGGGCTGTAGCTCCTTAAAGCCTTGCATGACGGGTTGCATATTCTGCATCATCTGCATTGCGTTAAAGGCGCGTCCTAGCACCTGTTCCCGTTCTGTTTCCCGCTTCGCCACCTGTTCCTTCAATTCGCGGGGCAACTGATTAAACAATTCCTGCGAATTTTTACCCCAAGTAGCAGGGGCGGGAATTGCCTGCGCTTCTGGTTCGGGCTGCGCCTGCTCAGGAGTGCCGACCTTTTCAGGGGCAACCGTCTGCGTCGCATCGCCTTCATCAGTGTGCGAGGCGTAAATTTCGTCCAGTTCTGCGTTAAGAGATTCCTCAGCCGATGGCCCTTCCGTTTCTACGGTTTCAGGTTCGGCAACCGTGCTTTCCATTTCGTCCATAAAATCCCCTTACCGAGAGAGGTAACTTTCCATCTCGGCGTGTGTTAGACCTTCAAGGCCAGTTTTCCAGTTACGTCTTGCATCAGCAGCACAGGCGCGACCTTCGCGGGCGTCCATGCAGCCGTTGCTCTCCATGTCGTATTTACGTTTCGCCCATGTTGTTACAGGCTTGCCGTCAATTGGACTAGCGTATGAAATATTAGGCTGTACCATGACAGTAAGTGACGCGGCATCTTCGCCACGGCTTATGTCATCAGCGTCCAGCCATATATACTGTTTATCTTTACCCCAAGGGCCGTATATCTTGTGCGCTGACATCACACTAACCCCGGCATTGCCATTTGTTGCGCTTTAGCCTGCGCGTCCATACTGGCCTTCTGCAAATCGTTCTGCGCTTTCATGGCCTCTATCTGCGGCTTTTGGGCTATTTCAGCACCTTGCAGATTGAGCTTTTGCGCTTCAAGCTGTAGTTTCGCGCCTTCAATCTTCTCGCGAGACTGTATCTCTGCGCCTTGCAGTTTCAACGCTTCTTCTTTTAAGCCGCGTTCATCTTTGGCCTGTTCTAACTCTCCCTTTAACGCATCTATTTGTTTTTGTAAAGGATTAGAGCTGCCGAGCTGTTCCATGTATTCATCGAATTTATCCGTCAACATATTCGACAACGGAGTTTTCTGCATTATCGCCCGAAGTATCTCCATAAACAAGTCGGGCGGGATAATTCCAGCCTGTACGCCCGGCAAGAACACTTGTCCGAAACCGCCGATGGCCTGCATAGTCTCTGACAGGTCTTTGAGGTCTTGCTGTTGATTAGGGGCAATCGTGGAATCAGTCTCAATCTCGACCTTGTAGGAGCGTTGCAAGTCAGACAGCAAAACGCCCTGTATATCTTCCCATGCAGGCGTGTCCAAGAACTTCTGTATCTGTTCTTTCTGGCTTTTTAGCTGTTCAACAGCATATTTCGCCATTTCATCGCCCATTTGTGCGGCCTGCGCGGCCTGTTGCCCCTGCATATCAATCTGCTGGAGCTGGGCTTGCGCAGCGGCCTTTTCCTGTGCCGTGGGGAATTTCAGGCCCGTTATTTCGGCAAGCGTCTGTATCTGGTAGGTTTCAGCAATAATTTCCGCAGCCAGCCGCAGCGTTGCCGCCAAAAAGCGCTGAATCTCGCGCTTGTAGCCGTCAACGCGGGAAGAACCCCACGCCGCCTTAATCTGCTGCGCAGTGGCCGTTTCGCTGGCCCGCGTGACGCCGCGCAGAATGTCGGATATGCCGGTTATCTCGTATATGGTCTGCTTTGTGGCTTCGCGCTGCTCGTAGAGCTTGCCCAACGTTTCCACGGCGTCTTTCACCGGGAACAGCCACAAGCACCCCTGAATGCCGCCACGTTCAATCATTTTCGTTATGGCATCCGTGGGGATTAAATCTCCGTCCCCGGCGCTTGTAAGAAGCCGTTCCACCTCCGCACCGAGGCTTTTGTCATAGAGGCCGCGCCACTTGACTATGCGGCCCGTTGCCTCAATGCGCTTGGTCAGCACGTCCAGTTCCCGCGCCTGTTCCTCGTACTGGCTGTACAGCGTAGCCGGGAGCAAAGAATCGGGAGAAGGCACGGCGTACATGGGAGCCGCGCAGGGGTAGAAATTTTCTAAGTCAAGAGGCGGTTCTTCATACTTGAGCGCACTTTCAAGCCCCTTGGAAACCCACAGCACGAGCTTGTCTCTACGGCTCCATACTTCCCAGATTTCAGCCCTTGCGTCTTTGTCTGTATGCTCTCCGTCATCACGCGAGCTTTGAGAGGCATAGTCATTGCCTTCATCGCGGCCTTCATGCGCCCCTTCCACATAGCAGAGAGCGTCAGCGTCCACATCAGGGAAGTAGCTCTTAACATCTGCGCGAGTCATCCAATGCCTGAAAGCGCACCATTCAACTCTATTCCAGCTAGGAGCATCGGCATGGACAAAATCTTTGTATGACACAGGCTCAAAAACGATGTTCTCACCCGCCACCATGTCCACAAAGTTTCCATCGGGCAGGGCTTGCTGCGCGATTTCTGGTTCATACCGAACACGCATGACGGCACGACCAGGGAGGAAAAAGTCGAGAACGCTTGCAATAGCCGCTGAATGGAAATTGCCCACATCAAGCACATATTCCAGCGACCTGTCCAATACTTGAGCGCAAGCCAACGCGAGAGGATCTTTCGACTGCCAACGTTGACGCACATCAGGACGCGGAGGCTGGTTATATGTCGCGTTCCGTAACGTCTCGGTATTGCTCCAAAGGATATTAAAGCCGCCCGTCTGCCCAACGTCACTTTTGTTTTGTTCATTACGATAGCGGTCAAGAACAGCCTTGGCATCCTTGCGCCACTGTTTCTCACGTTTCAACGCGGCCTTAATCTCTGCCAGCCATGCGACAGAGGAAACAGGCAAATCTTTATTCTGTTCCTGCGCGGCATCCTCAATCTGTGCCTGCATTTGCGTATCTATCTGACTCATTACACAGCCCTTGCTTGTCTACGCTTTTCAAAATGTTTCTCAAACAAATCATGTGCAGTCCACGGCGTTGCAGCCGCTTCATTAACCCTTTCAGTCAAAGTCTTTTCTGGCACTGGCACTTTCGCAGGCCGCATTTCTGCCAGCATCCGCGTTAGAAGGCTCAAAGCGTCCACTTGGTCATCATGCTTGCCCACAGGGAACGTAAGCATTTCAGCCATCAAGTCCGCAACCCAAGGGCATCGAGACGGCGAAGGAAAGAATACCTTGCCCATCTGCATACGCGCTTGAAGCGACCTTGCGCGTGTCGGCTTGTCTGCCACGCTTGCGAATTGCTGACGATAGGTGCTGTAAATCTTCTGCTCTTGACAACGCTTGCGGATAATCGGGTCAAGCGACTTGAGAATAACGCCGCCTTCTTCGGCCCAAATCTGCGGCTTATACATGGTGACGATTGAAGCCCATGCGTCTATCCACTCCAAAGCGTCAGTCTGCCCGCGCCAGAGGTCAACCAAGTAAATGTTTTCCTGTTCATCGACACCCGCGAGAACGTGCACAGTGTAGTCGCCACCGTCTGCCGTAACGGCATAATCGCTTGCGCCGTAGTAGCGCAAATATGGAGGCAAAGTGTCATACGTTGCGAACCACTCACGCTTGAAATATGCGCCTTCATCTGGAGCCGGCTTTTGCTGATACAATGCTTGCCATTCACGAGGGCCAACAGTCTGCCGTATCGTTTCAAGCAATGGCAAATCGAACCGTTCAGGCCAAAGCGCTTCTCCCTTGGCCCTGCCGAGCGCGTCATGTTCTTCCGCAATCGCAGGCAGTGAAAGCAGTTCCCAATCTTCATGGCCCTGCTCTTCCATGCACCAACCTGCTAGATCATCTTCATGCCAACGCGTCATCACGATAATGACGGCACCGCCTTTCATGAGGCGCGTATAAGCAACGGAGCGATACCAATCCTTCACCTTGCGCCGTATCGTTTCGGAGTCGGCTTGCTCTCTGTCCTTCACCGGGTCATCAATGAGGAACACATGAGCGCCGCGGCCCGTAGTAGCACCGCCAACACCAACAGCATAATAACTGCCACCTTGAAGCAGATTGAAACGCGCACTAGATTGACTGGACGGGTCAAGAGAAGCATTTGGGAAAGTTGCTTTCCATTCTGCCGACTGACACTGATTGCGAACCTTGCGCCCGAAGTCTTCGGCTAACTCTGAGGCATAGCTTGACGTGATGATACTTTTCTCAGGATGGCGACCTAAATACCAAGCAGGGAAAAATTCACTAACCAGCATTGATTTTCCGTGACGTGGAGGCATAGAAATTATCAGACGTTTTGTTTCCCCACGTTCAACACTGGTAAGAGCACGAATAATGGCGAGATGATGACGCGAAAAGATATAGTCGGGATATTGCAAGCCAATATACCCGCTCAAAGAAAGATGCGCTGAATCAATCGCAACCTTATTCGTCTTTTGTACCAATTGCGGCTCCTAACTCTAACAACGCGCCACGAATTGCAGCATCCCTTTGTTCTTCCGTTATGAAATCCACGTTTGCTTTTACGTCCACAGATTGTTTATCGCCATATACACGCGGACGCATTCTTGCTAAACGCCATTTTCTGCTATCCATTGTCACTCGAAAAACATCAGGCGCAATTTTACCTTGCCTGCAATCTTCCTCTAAATCTTCCATTTCCTCAAACTGACGGTCAGCACAGTCTTCACGCGCGCGCGCGTATTGACCACGGTCTACGTGCTTTTGAAACGTCGAAAGCGGTATTCCCACTTTCTCACACGCTTTTCTAGTGCTAATTCCAGTGCTCACTATATCCAGCACTTTTTGAATTGCGCTTGCGTCAGCTTTTTTAGCCATAGTTCAGCATTCCCTAAAAAGTTTGGTTAGCTACATTTCTCCATAGCCATGACAATTTCATTCAGCGAATTATCAGCCCAGCCGTGGTTTCATCTGTACTTTCGCAACTATTGGCGTCTTGCATTGTACAGCCCAGCAAGATTTCAAAAAGGCGGCTGTTTATCCGTTACGGGCTTGTCACTTGCCCTAATCGGCCCCCGGAATGCAGAGAGGGGCCGCTGAATTACTCCATCAAAACTCAAAAAACTATCCGTGCTTCACTCTGTCGTGAACCTCACGGAGCTTGGCATTGTTGAAACGATCCAATGTGCCGACGAGGTAGCCCGTAATCCTGCGGATTCTTTCAAATTTTTTTCCTTTACCAACTTCAAGCACACCAGTTTTTTCATTCTGTTCAACGATAAGCATATTTATTTCCCACACTTTCTTAGAGTATCAATTTGTTGCTGTAGCGACTCACGATGTGCCCTACAGGTTTCCGACCGCACATAACGCTCCATGTCCTCGCGGAGCAACTTTTGTTCTGTGCGAATATCTCTCAGCACATAGAGGCATATTGACGTAAGCACCGGGGTAACAATGGCGATTATGTGCAGAAATATTTCCATTTCTTCACCCCCCATCAAAAGCCTAGCCCCAGCATACCGAGCAAGAGGGTGGTTATCTCTTTCGCCATTGACGGGGGCAAGTCAGCCGAGGGCCAGTAATGCAAGATAATTGGACGAATCAGTTCCCACAGAAAGCCGATTGACAGCACCCAGCCAAGAAAGGAACGCCAGAGACGGAGGCGTGATTGCGGAGCGCCTTCGATCTCGACGCGATTGATTCCCGTTTGCTGTTCGCGTGAGGCGTTGGCATCGGGCAGCTTGCGATCAATAATTTTCTCGCCCATGCCAAAGAGGCGATCAAGCCAGCCGAACATCAGAACAACTCCTTCAGCAGATTGCCTTCGATACGGCGACGGAGCTTGTACTGCGAAAAGCCGTTGCACAGTTCATTACTTGCGGCCTGCCAGTTCTGTGTCGTGAGATAACGCCACGTCTTAGGCCAATCACGGCGCACACCGCCGCAACCCTTCTGGAAGCACACGGAGAAAACAACGGCTTGCGCTTGCCGGGGCAGAGCATCAAAGGGAACACTTGAGGTGTTATCGTAGGCTGGACGCACATAACGGCGCAGATAACCGCCATGAATGGCGTGATCTAATTCTGCCGCTTCATCGGGAGTTATTTGCAGGGGAAAATGCGAGAGCATCTTGATTGCGGCATCTTTCTTGAGGCCGATGTAAGTTGACAGCTTGCTTATCAGGGCATCAGAAACACCGTAACCACGGAGCGTTGAAATATCAGTCTGCCCCATATCGCAGCCAGTGGCGATAGTAACACCAGACGCGCCCATTGCTTCAAAATCGCTTGGATGCTGATTGGCAGTGCCCTTAAAGTTTGCGCTCTTGCTATGCCCAGTACCACGCAACCAACACGGTATGTAACCCGTTGTCACACGCGGCCCTTCTACGCCGTCTCTGTTCAGAAAATCCGATATGTACGCTATGTCTGCCATGCCGTCTGCCCCTAAAATTTGGGCATAGAATATCAGAGCAAGCAAAAAATAGATAGCCGTTCACCTATTTTCTGGAGGGTTTTTTTAATTCAAGAGACGCAGTACGCACACGAAACCAACTATCCCCCGGAGAAACAAGGCGAATACGCTCACCACATGACGCACACAAGCAATAAACGCTTGTGCAATGGCCTGACTTGAAAACGCCGTATTCACGCAAGGCGTCAGCCCCGCATACAGGGCAGAACTTAAACCGCCGAGGCCGACCGCGTTTATTCGTGTTCATTCAGCCAAGCCCTAATCAGCACAACAAGGCAGTCGATAATCTCTGACTTTTCCCTTTCAGTGCCTTCATTTTTTTCAACGGCCTGCACTAATTCCCCGACTTCGGCACTGATTCTGCCCAATGCCTGATATTTTCCTTCCGCAAAAACAGGATGCAGCCGTCTTGCTCTTTCAAGCCCCTTGATAATCCTGTAAAGCAATTCATAACCAGCACCGCTATTCCCATTGCCAAGGGTACGCATTTGCTCTAATTCGCTCATAGCACCCACCGGGCAATCAGTACATGGCATTTTACATTCATCACAAGCTAGCATATACAACCGCCTTTTTATGTTTTTTAAATTGATACCTAACAGCCTCACTATATTCAGAAAACGGAATAGTTTTTCTGATGCGCGGATTGTTGCACCAATAAGAAAGATTTTTTAAGCATTGTTCAATAGGTTTAGGATTTTCCCCTAAATCTCTATACGGTTGAGCAAACGGAGAAACCCCTATTGAACATAAAAAATTGATTCTCTCAAGAGATTCATTTTTATCTTGAATCAATGTATAGCAAAATATCTCTTTTGAATATCCAGCATTGCGTAACCGCCTTACAGCCTTTTCTATAATGGGCATCATCGGTGCAGAATCACAGGCAAGCCGAATATATTTAGTCCACTGCATAGATGAAAGCAAATGAGCCACAGCATCATCAATCAGCCTTGCATCAAGCCCTTGATTATAGTCAACACGAACGCCAAGATTTTTTAGCTTTTCCATTTGTGCGATTCCATGCTCATGGGCAAGAGCGTTATTATCCATCAGCACAACATCTTTATGGCGTACAAACTCTGAAACATCGGCGTGTTCGCGTATCGCACCCTCTTTCAACGGTACAATACACCACGGACAACGGCGTATACAGCCGCGTGTCGTGAAGCCCATGCTGTAATCAAGCCCATACAGAGAATAATCAGGGCATATATGCTCTATTTCTTCTGGCAATGCGTCATAATTTCTATACCCCGGCCCACCTTTGATTGCGTCAGCAGGCAAATATGGGTCTTTCGGCGTAAATAGAAAGACTTTTGACGAATAAACTTTGTCATATTGTTCTAAAGGCATAAACCAGCTTACAGCATCACCATGTGCCTTATGCCATGCAGACAGCTTTAGCAAAGCTAAATTTGGATAAGGCTTTTTCTTTCTCGCCCCTATCCTGTCTGCATCATGCAAGGCAATTTTCACCTTTCCGCTCCATCTATGGTTTTTATAAGCCAATCAAGATAAACTCTAGCCTTGCGTAAATCTTCTACGCCGCCTTTATTGCGCCATCGCCATAGATATTTTTCAGCGTTTCCTTTGAGATAGCCCTGAAATTCTAGCGTTGTCATGCTTGCCTTGATAGCTTCAATGCACTCTATTCCACCTTGTGTGTAATGAGCAGGATGGCTTACGGCGTTATGTTCTTCCTTTGCCTTACATTTGTCCTGATATTCTTTAATCCACTGGATTTGCACATC